ACAGGAATCTCTCCCCTAATGACCAGAAGTGACCCACCAACAACCGAAAGGCCTAAGTCATGACCCAAAAGAAAACTATTGCGCCCAAAGAGATTCCAGACACTATCTACCTATACTTAGAATCGGCTTTGGCAGCCTCAAATTTTATCTCTACAACTGATGCAGCTGCTGTACACCTCGCCCGGCGCATGGCCAAGGCACTAGATACAGCATTTGACATGGGTGCTGATCTCAAAGACATAACAGCCCTATCTGGTAAGTTTTTAATTGTGTTGCAACAACTCCACTTAACAGTGGAGACTCGTACTGCCAGTAAACAAGAGGAAAATGATGGAACAGCCTATGTCGGAGATTTCCTACGGCTTGTCAACACCAAGAATCCAAAGTCCTCAGCTAAACCTGCCCAGCGCCGGGCCGCTAGTAAGCCAACTGGCTGATGAATTAGGTGTTCCCTTACTGCCTTGGCAATCACATGTTTTAGATGATGCGCTAAAGGTAAACCCTGACGGCACATGGGCAAGATCCCAAGTGGGTGTGTTAGTGGCTCGCCAGAATGGAAAGACCCACATGATGCGTATGCGTATGCTGGCTGGCCTGTACATCTTTGGTGAGAAAAGCATTATTGCCATGTCACAGACACGCCAACTATCACTGGATACTTTCAAACAAACCGTTGACATGGCCGAAAGCCTTGACTGGATGCGTAAACGGATTAAGCGTGTGTCCCGGACTAACGGCCAAGAGGAAATTGAGGTGTACTGCCACCATTACCCCAAGTCTTGCAACGGTAAATGCGAGCGACTCCGAAAGTACGCCATTCGAGCTGCAACCAGTGAGGGTCCACGTGGCTCAACTGCTGACTTGCTTTATGTAGATGAGTTACGTGAAATTGACGAGGCCACATGGGCAGCCGTTACACCGATTACCCGAGCAAGACCCAATGCACAAGTGTTTTGGACATCCAACGCAGGTGACTTAAATAGCAATGTCTTAAATGAACAAAGGCGCAGAGCCTTAACCTTTGAGTCCAGCCGTATGGGTTATTACGAATACAGCGCACCTGCCGGGTCTGATGTAAATGATGAAAAGGCTTGGGCAATGGCTAACCCTGCAATGGGTTACACAATTACAAAAGAAAACATAAAGGATGCATCAATCTTTGATACGAAAGATGCATTCAAAACTGAAACCTTATGCATGTGGGTTGATGCCATTGATTCACCATGGCCTATGGACATGTGGAATGCTGGTGAACGTGAAATAGCCCTAGAGGATGAACTACCTACCTACATGGCTATTGATCTTTCATTCAATCGTGAATTGGCTTGCTTAATTACTATTCAAGAGCGACCAGAGGGCATGGCTGTATTCCTACATGAATGGAAGCGTGAGGGCGGTATTAACGACTTAGAACTAACTGGTGAACTTGCTCAACTAGCTCGTAGATACAGACCTAGAAAATTTGCTTATGATCCAAATACCGCAGGGTACATTGCACCAAGGCTGGCACAGGCTGGCATAGCAACCGAGCCAACACCTTGGGCATCGGCTGGCTTTGCCATTAGTTGCGATCAAACACTAAATGCAATGCAGTCAGGCAAATTCATTCATCCCGGACAAGAAACATTACATAGTCATTTAGTCTCATGTGCTAGACGGCCTGCAAGTGATGGTGGCTGGCGTATTGCGCGTAGAGCAGCGCAAGTACCAATTACAGCTGCCGTTGCATTAGTCATGGCAGCAGGTCATGCTTGTGCGCCACAACAGACTGTGACTATCATTAGTTCCTAGGGTCTACTTGGCAGTACCTCGTGTGTGGGTTAGTCACTCCTATCACTAACCCACACACTTCTCGACACGCGCACCAGATGCTTGAATGTCACACATTTATGAGATAATGCAGTATGGGTTTTATTGATTTCTTGCTGGGTACAACTCCAGAGAAACCACAAATAGCAGCCAAAGCAAGTATGGCTATTCCTTACTACCAAGATACATTCAGTGCATTCCAGTTTTTCGGAATAAACCGTAATGATGCAATGCAAGTGCCAGCAGTAGCAAGAGCCAGAAACATTATTGCCGGAACTATTGCTGAATTGGGTTTGGAATCTTACAACGAAATTACAGGGGCTAAGGTCGAGGGCCGTTCATTATTGCGCCAACCTGATCCATCCCTACCCAGAATTGTGACACTATGTTGGACCGTAGAGGACATCTTATTCAAGGGACATGCGTTCTGGTTAGTATTGTCTGTTGATCCAGAGGATGGCCGACCAACACAAGCTCGTCGAATTGACCCAACAAGAGTTACATTCACAACCGATTTAGAAACTGATGAAATTGTCAATGGCTTTTATTTAGATGGCAACCTATGCCCATTTACTGGCGTTGGTTCATTAATTATGTTCAGCGGAATTGACGAGGGCCTACTTAATCGCGGTGGCCGCACAATTTCAACAGCTTTGAAACTAGAGGAAGCCGTACAGCGTATGGCAACCGAGCCAAACCCAACAATGGTTATCAAAAATAGTGGCGTTGATCTACCACCAGAGCAGGTGTCCAGCCTATTGGCTCAATGGAAGCAAGCCCGAGCAACTCGCGCTACCGCTTACCTATCAGGGCCTTTAGATGTAACCACATTTGGTTATGATGCACAGCAAATGGAATTGAGCGCATCACGCTTAAATACAGCTGCAGAAATTGCACGACTTTGCAACATACCGGCATGGTATTTGAACGCCGAAAGCGCAAGTGCGACTTACTCAAATACAACACAAGAACGTCGCAGTTTGGTTGATTTTTCATTGAAGCCTTACATGGCCTGTATATCAGAACGATTGTCAATGAATGATCTAACTCCGCGTGGACAAATTGTAAAGTTTGATTTAGATGATTACTTACGAGGAAATCCACTAGAACAAATTGAAGTTTTAGAAAGAATGCTTGCAGCTGGAATTATTAATCTAGATGAAGCGCGTGAGGAAATGGACCTTGCACCGAGAGGAAATGAAGCAAATGCAACTTAGTTTTGAGGGTCAGGTTCTAGCAACCGACACAGAGACTCGCACCATAAAAGGCCTTGTTGTGCCGTTTGCCAAAGTTGGCAACACATCTGCTGGCCCAGTTCGCTTTGAGTTTGGCGCATTTGGTGACATTGACCCAAGCCAAATTATCCTTAATAGCGAGCATGACAGAACTAGACCCATTGGCAGGGGCATCGGAAATTCTTTAGAAGTTAGCCCTGCTGGCATTTCAATGGCATTTAAAATTGCACCTACCAATGCTGGTAATGATGCCTTAATTGAAGCAGCCGAGGGATTGCGCCCGGCATTTAGCATTGAAGCCAAAGTTAATGAATACACCATTGAAAAAGGCGTAATGGTAGTTAGTTCAAGTTCACTCGAAGCCGTCGCCCACGTCACCAACCCGGCATTCAAGGATGCTCAAATTTCTGACGTAGCAGCTACAGAGGAAACCCCAGAAACCACCGAAGCAGAAATCCCTGCAGAGGAAAACCCACAGGAGACACAAGTGGAAGAAACAACCGCACCAGTGGCAGATGAAGTGACCGCAGCAGCGGTTGTTCATGCCGCAGCACCAGTGGCTTACACAAAGCCACGCTCACCAATCAAGACACAAGCACATTTCCTAGAGCACTCAATTAAAGCTCAACGCGGAAACCATGAAAGTGCAGAATGGATTGCACATGCAAAGGCCGAGGATGCAAAAGTATTAACTGCTGCTGACGATTCCTTTACAACCAATCCTGCGTTCAAGCCAATCCAGTACGTTTCACAGGTAGTGGACACACAAATCGGCGCACGTGGCGCGATTGATGCAATCGGAACACGCGCACTACCTAATGCAGGTATGACAGTTTCGATTCCAAAAATCACAACTTCTGGCAGCGTTGCTGAAACAGCAGAGGGTGCAGCACCATCAGAGACCGGCATTGTGTCCGCTTATGTTGATGCAACTGTAAAGGCCTACAAGGGTATGCAGCGTTACAGTGTCGAGCTCTTTGACCGCGCAGATCCGAGCTTTTATGCCAGTATGCTCGAAAATATGAGACGGGTTTACGCACAGGCAACTGAAGCAGCTGTTATTGCAGAACTAACTGCAGGTGGCACACAGGCAACTGCAACTGCAGCAACATCTGCTGGCGTTATCTCTTATGTATCAACCGAAGCACCAGCCGCTTACCTAGCAACTGGCGAACTAGCGTCTGCATACATCGCAGGTACCGGACAGTGGTCATTGCTACTTGGCGCAGTTGATTCAACTGGCCGCCCAATCTACAACGCAGCCAACCCACAGAATGCAGCAGGACAAGCTGGCGTATCAAGCCTACGCGGCAACGTATTAGGTCTAGACCTTTATGTTTCTAACAAGGCTGTAGCAACTAACATTGACGAATCAGCATTCATTGTTGTGCCATCATCTGTTGCAATTTACGAAAGCCCAGTATTGCAGCTTTCAACAAACGTAGTCACAACTGGCGAAATTGAAACAATGCTTTACGGTTACATGGCCGTTAAGGTTGTTACCGCTGGTGGCGTACGTCGCTTTAACTTGACCTAGTTTCAAGTTATTTAGAAGTGTGGGGGGTGCGGCCCTGTGCCCCCCACACAACCCCTAATAGACAAGGATTTGAGATGGCACTAATTACACTAAGCGAGCTAAAAGCCGTACTTGGTATTGGTGACATTTACGCTGATGCAATCGTTCAGGCAGTTGCCGACAGTGCAGAAAACATTATCCTGTCTTACTTAATTTTTGATGATGTAGCCATCAAAGGCGTATCGCTGACAAACAATGTCGCTCGCTTTTACTGCTACGAAAACACATTTGTAGTTGGTCAGGCTTTGACCGTAAGTGGATGTGGCTCACCATTCAATGGCTCACGCACAGTTACCAAAATTGGCCATGATGAATACGGCACACCATTTTTTGAAGCTGCAATCACAAATGCTGATGTAGTTAAAACTCCAATCATCCCAAGTGGCCGGGCAGTGCTAACTAGCCAAGCCACACTTTATGACACAACGCCAGAAGTCCGGGAAGCCGCTTTAGCCGTTGCATGCGACATCTGGATCACCCGTACAGGCACACTAGGCCAACAGGGTGTTGACTTCCAAAGTCCAGCACCATACCGCCTAGGCCGTTCTATGCTTACCCGTGTATCTGGCCTATTAGGCAAGCACCTAGATACCCGAGGTTACCTTGGCTGATCTAGCAACATACCGGGCTAACCTTGCCGCAACTCTTGCAGCTGCTGGCCGGGTTGTTTACTCATACCCGAATGAAAACATCACACCACCAGCCATTGTGCTTGTGCCGGGATCGCCTTACATCACAGTAAGTGCCATTGGTGGTGCGCGTTGCCATGTCCGCTTTGACATCACTTGCATAGTCAATGCAGCTGATAATCAAGCAGCTCTTAAAAATTTGGAAACACTAATCTTTTCAGTAACTGACCTACTAGCCAATAACATCTCATTCCTTGGTGGATGGTCACAACCCACAGTCCAGCAAATCGGAAATGCCGACATGCTTATCAGCCAACTCAACATAGAGATGGTCACAACCAACTAGAAAGGCAAGTCATGCCAGCAACATACATAACTGGTCGGAATCTGACTTTGAGCATCAACTCTGTGTCATACGCTGACCAAGCATCAACCGTCACACTTGAAATGGAAAACAACCAGCAGGTGTTGGAAGTCCTATCGGGTCGCGCTTACAAGACAGTAGATAAGACAGGCACACTTAATGTTGAGTTATACCTAGATGACACATCATCTGCAGGTATTATTTCAGCACTATGGGATGCAGCTAAAAATGCACCTGATACGCCACTTGCTTTCAGTTTCGATGTAAACGGTGACACATTCACTGGCAACGTATTCCCAGTATTCCCAACCGTAGGTGGCGCGGCCACAGACGTACTTTCAACATCTCTCAGCTTCATTGTTGAGGATGGATCAGTTTCCAGAGCGTAACTAGCAGAACAGGGCAACCATTATGCAATACACAATTAAAACCAAACAGGGCAATAACTACATAGTGAGCGATGATTCAACGTGGCTTTGGATCGAGATTGAACGTGATCTCGGATACACAGTCACACAAGCAGCTGAAAAAATGAGCCAAGGTTCATTGGATGTCATAACTTGTTTGCTTTACAAAGCAGCCAAGGCTGGTGGCCACACAAAAATGCCAAACCAGCAAGCATGGGTCACCAATGAGTTTGAGGGCTTTGAGGTGGTTGAGGAAAGCCCAAAAGAGAATTAAGGGATGCGCTGGTGCGGATAGCAGTATCCACCGGCATTCCTTTAAGTGATCTTATGGACTGGTCGCTCACAGACATTACTACGGCGATAACGCTAATACGAGAAAGGAATGGACATGGCTGAGGGTAGAAGCACCATCACAGTCCGACCTGATCTTGCAGATTATCGTGGGTTGTTAAAAGCACTTTCAGTTATGGATAAAGAAGCACAATACGAACTTAAAAATGAAGTTGCTGGCATAAGTGGATGGACAGCAAACAATATTAAACAAGCTGCATTTGGTCACCCTTATTACCCTAAACAAGCAGCCATTGTTGCGGCAACAGTTAGACCAGCCCGAGATCGTGTTCCTACTGTTTATGTCGGTGGCGGTAAAGGTCGAGCATCAGGTGGGGCTAATGCTGGTCAGTTATTGTTTGGTAATGAGTTTGGTGGCAACAGAAATGCCTTTGGCACATTGTCTGCATTCCCTAACGGCGGATACCGTTTTCCACCCCGGACTGCTCGTGAGGGTCGCGGTAATACTGGGTACTGGATTTTTCCTACTCTCAAAGCCATGCAACCTGAAATCAAACGTAGATGGTTTGAAGCAGTGAATAAAGTAATGGACAACTGGGCGAGGAACTCATAATGGCTGATACACGCACACTTAAACTTTCGCTACTTGCCGATGTTCAAAAGTTTCTTGATGGCATGGACAAGGCCGACAAAGGCACTCAAACATTTAGCAACAAAATTGGAAAATACTCCAAGGCAATGGTCAAGTCTTTTGCTCTTGCTGGCGCAGCTGCTGGCGCGTACGCAATCAAATTAGGTATTGACAGTGTTAAGGCCGCGGCAGAGGATGAGAAAAGCCAGCGCATCTTAGCAATACAACTTGAAAAAACACTAGGCGCAAATCAAGCACTGACTAAAGGTGTTGAGGATTACATCAGCGCGACCCAATTAAGAGTTGGTGTGCAAGATGATAAACTCCGTCCATCTTTTGCGCGATTGGTTCGATCAACTAAAGATGCTAACGAAGCACAAAAATTACTTAATCTTGCTTTAGACATTTCAGTAGCAACTGGAAAACCTCTTGAAACAGTTAGCAACGCCCTTGGCAAAGCGTACGATGGCAACGCCACATCACTAGGCCGACTTGGTTTAGGCATTGACAGCAGCATACTTAAGTCAAAAGACTTTGATGTAATTGGAAAAGAATTAACTAAAACTTTTGGCGGCTTTGCTGATAAAGAGGCAAAGTCACTTGAGGGTCAGTTACGCATTGTAAACATTAGATTTGACGAATTAAAAGAGGGCGTTGGTAAACGCTTTCTGCCTGTATTGAGTAACGTTTTAATCGAAGTAAACAAAGTAGCAAAGGCTTTTAGTGGCGAGGATCCTGATGGTCTAAGCGCAAGAGCCAGAGAACTTAAAGGCGAAGTAGGGGATGGTAGCGCGGGAAGCCTAGGTCGATCACTTGCAATTTTGGCAACCAGTTTTGGTAATTTATTCAAAGCCTTTAGCGAGGATGCAAACGGAACTACGGACTCAATGCAAACAATGGCAGATGCGCTGAACAATATTGCCAAGGCAGTAAATCTTGTAGCTGATGCATACAGGGGTCTTAAAAAACTAGGTGCAGGTGCTTTAGATTTACTAGACTTGGGCATGGGTGTTGGCGAACGTTTTGGCCCACAGGGAACAGACACAACTCCATTATTTAACAACAGCATGGCTAGAAATAGTGCATCATCTGTTGGCGGAACAACAATTGTGATGAATGGCGTGGTGGACGCAGAGAGCGCCCGTAGAAGCATCGAGCGCCTATTCCAGAACAGCACACGCAGGACAGGTGCGCTTAACTTTGCAGGCAGTCAGCTGTGACCGTTGTCTATGATCCGTATCCATCCGTAACTATTGACGGCACAATTACAATCCCAGATAACACATTGTCTGGTATTCAAATTAACTATGGCCGCCAAGATGTATTGGAACAGCCGTCACCCGGTTATGCCAGTATTAGTTTCTGGACAGATGGCGACAATCCATTAGACATTGAACTATCTGACCCAATCACTGTAAGTATTGCCAAAGGTACATCAGGCACACAGACAATTTTTACAGGCACAATCTCTGACATAGTTGTGACCTTTGATGCCTTTGGTGCTGATGGATCGGTTGCCCGGTATTCAGTCACAGCAGTTGGCCCACTGGCACAACTAAATAAAAGACTAGCTAGAACTACATACGCCGAGGAGAAAGACGGCACACGCGTTTACAACATTCTTTATGATGCTTTTACAACCACATGGGATGATTTAGTTGGGAATACAAGCTGGGCTAATGCGCCAAACGGTATTTCATGGGCTGATTATGATGCAGAGTCGGCTACTTTAGTTGCAGGTTTAGCAGCTGACATTGATACTCCCGGACAATACGATCTAGTGGCTTACAGTGGCAGTGAAACTAATGCCTTATCTTTTGCCCAAGATGCAGCTAACTCTGGTCGAGGTGTCCTATGGGAAGCAGCTGGCGGTTCAATCCATTATGACGACTACGCATCCAGAGCATTAGAGAGTCCATACGCTTTAACTGCTAATGACATATTGGCCAATGGCCTGATGGTCGATGCTAAATGGGGCGAGATTTACAATTATGTAGACGTGGTTTATGCGACTGGCACAGCATCAGATGAGAACATTAATAGTCAGCAACTTTATGGCGTACTAACTGGAAGCAAAACAACCACATTGAAGAACTTAACGGATGCACAGGCACAGGCCACCGACTATGTAAAGTCCCGAGCATTTGCCCGGGTTTACCCAACAGCCTTAACAGTTCCTTTACATTCCCCAACTGTGAGCGATGCTACCCGGGATCAGATGGTTGCCGTTTACAACGGCCTTTACATAACTTGCGATGATCTGCCACCAGTAATGGGTGGGGAACTCAAATCCTTTGTCGAGGGCTGGTCATGGAACTTGACCAGATACACAGCTGATCTGACTTTGTTCCTATCCGAATACTCCGAAACTTATAGCCGTGAAGTATGGCTACAAGTCCCACAAACAACTACATGGGCGACGTATAATAACAGTGTGACTTGGGAGAATGCGACATAATGGCCAATACACCAGTTTATGGGTGGGAAACACCTGACGATACTGACTACGTTTATCAAGGCGCGGCAGCTGCTAGAACTACTGCCAATGCTATTGATTCAACTTTGTCTACTCAATTAAGCACTACTGGATACGGTAATGTATCTGCATCCAGAGATACCACAAGTGTTTTAGTAGCATCAACAACTGAAACTTTATGGTTTAGTGGTGAGGGCTTTACACCTGTTGCAGGTCGATTGTATGAAGTAACCTATTCAGTTGGCAACATCCAGAAATTAACCTCAACGGGAGTTGTTTACATTTATTTAAGAAAGACCAATACTGCCGGTGCATTACTTGACATGGGTATTTGGCAAAGCATTTCAGCAAATGCAGGATTTCCATTTAGCAAAACAGTTTTGATGACCTCAACCCAATTAGGCACAACAGCATTTGCGCCAGCCGTATCTATACAAGCCAGCACCAATGGTGTATTTGGTGAAAACACGGTGGCTGGATACGGTGCAGGATCAATCATCATCAATGACATAGGACCGTCATGACAACTTTAGAGCTTACACAATTACTTACTGCATTAGACATTACAGAGGGTTTCGCCATTCGCGATGGCCTAATTGTTTTATGGGAAAATGAAACAGAAATCCCAGAATCCTTAAATGATTTTGTAAAACTGGATGTGAATGAGTAATGGCAACTACAACAAATTACGGCTGGACAACTCCAAACGATTCTGATCCATTTAAGAATGGCGCATCAGCAATCCGCACACTTGGATCATCAGCTGACACCACTCTGTTTACGGCCTTAGGTGGTGCTTACCCGGGACTAAGACGCATTAAATCACAAACTATTGGCACAACAGTTAGCAGCGTACAAGTAACCGATGCTTTCAGTGCGACTTATGACGATTACAAAATCATTATTTCGGGTGGTTTAGCCAGTGCCGGAAGTGTACATTTATTACTTACCATTGGCACAATAGCAACCGGTTATTACACAAGTGGTGTTTACCAAGTTGCAACCGCAGCCGCACAAACTACTTACAATGCTTCAAACGGAGCAGTTTGTTATCCCGGATTTTTAGGTAATCAGGTTTACAGACATGAAATTGAAATCTCAAATCCATTTGCAACAAAAGGAAAACTTATGAACTCTCGTTTTGCAAATTACGACAATACTAACTCAACAGGTGGTTCAGCTTACATAGTCAATATAAGTGCAACATCACAAACTTATTTCACAATCTCACCCGCATCTGGCACATTAACTGGTGGCAGAATTGATGTTTACGGATACTCAAAGAGCTAACATGACAAATCCACTAATCCAAATAGATGATGAAGTACGCGAAATGACTGATGAGGAATACGCCGAACTTAAGATAATACAAGAGGCATCCAATGGCATTACCAATTAAGAATGGCAAGGTTAGTGTCCCATTTGGTAAGGCTGGGCCTAGATGGTCAACAGGCGCACATACTGGCGTAGATTTTGCAGTACCCATTGGCACACCCGTACTTGCTGTAGCTGATGGAACAATCGTTAAGGCTAACTGGGGCAAGGCCTACGGCAATCAAGTGATCCAAAAGGTCGCTGGCGGTTATGTAATCTATGCACACCTGAATGCAGTAAGAGCCAAGCCCGGCATGATTGTAAAGAAAGGCCAAATTGTTGGAGAGTCCGGTAATTCTGGAAACTCAACTGGCCCACATCTACACCTAGAGCTGCGCGACAACATCCGCTGGTCAAGTGGTAAGGCTAAAGACCCAAAGGACTTACTAAAGGCATGAAGTTATTAATTATCAGAGCCTTGTCATTAGCCCTATACACAGGCTTAAGCACCCTTGGCCTATCCACAGTGCTTGGCATAGAGCCACTCAAAGCAGCTGTAATGGCCGCAGTTGTGCCATTGGTACTTGTACTACGAGCAACCGCCAAAGGCCTTGTAGATGATGGTAAATTAGATCAATCAGAAATAGATGAAGCAATCAATGCCGGGACAAAGCCAGAGTGACATGGATGCCATTATCAATGCAGGGCAAATTGCTGGCGCGTTAATTGCCGTCCTGACCTTATTGGGCATGATTGTCCGTTATGCAGTTGTTATACCAATTAAGGCTTACATCGACAAAATGACCTATGCAATTCAGCCTTATGCAAATGGCGGAAAATCCTTGCCAGACTTAATAAATAAGGTTGATGCACTACATCTTGTGGTGCAAAATCACATAGACACAAGCCACAACACGCCTACTTTCTCAAAGTGCTTGTGTGAGTCCTGCCTGACGTGCTAAAACTATTTATGTAAGCGCCAAGGCTTACAACTAAGAATAGGAAATCAGGGCATGTTAAACACATACAAAATCTATGACACTATTTTTGTGGCATCAGATACGCACGACATTGTAATAATTGAGCAAAACATCAATAACAATTGGGACGTCTTTGTTCCCGTTACAGATAACTACATTGCAAATGACCTAGACACATTTGATGCAGCTGAGGGTACAGCCTTTCAGTGGTTAAGTCAGGTGTCAGCATGAACACCATAGTTATCCTTATGTACGCTGCAGTTCTGTTTGGACTAGGTATCTTTACTGGTATCTACATTGAAGCCCAACATCGCATGAAACTTAGAGCCAAATATCGTGCTATGCATGGGCCAACAATTGAGGAAGCAATGTGGAAAGACGGGTGGAGAATCTAATGGCTTTTGACATCACTAATTACGTTACAGCTGCCGAACGTGTGGCCATGTTTTATGAAAAGTTCCCTGAGGGATCTATTCAATTTGAGTACATGGGTGTAATGGACGGCGATCCAACAAAGATGTGGGGAGTTGCCAGAGCATATCGAACAACTGACGATCCACTTCCGGGCATTGGTACAGCATCAGAATTTATCATTGGCAAGACTCCATACACATTTGGTTCAGAGCTGCAAAACCTCGAAACAAGCTGCTGGTCAAGAGCCGTTGCAAGCCTAAACATTGGGACATCTAAAGGCATAAGCAGTAAAGAGGAAGTCGTAGCAAGCCGACAGAATCAAGCACCCGGGCCAGCCAAGCCAAGAGAGGTGGTGCAACAGCCACCCAGCGACACCATGGAAGCCGACCCATGGTTATCTGTACCAGCCATGGATGAGAGCGTAAACGATTATCAGGATGAGCCAGATGTGCCTACATGCCTGCATGGGCCAATGGTTAGAAAGAGTGGCATCAGTAAAAAGACAGGCAAGCCTTATGCAGGTTATTTCTGTCAGGATGAGCCACAGTGCGATCCAAAGTTTGATCGCTCATGAGCCACCCAGAACACAGCAAGCATTGTCATTGCGTATGTACTAACCTATTTGACCTACAAGCTGCCATTGAGGAAGCCCGGGCTATTCATTACAGGCATGAACACAAACAGACATTGTGCTTAGTGTGTAACACGCTTGATGAGAATTGTGACAACTGCCGTTACCTAAAAGACTGCATTGTTTGTGCTGAGGAATGGCCTTGTGACACTTTCATAGCATTGGACATAAAAGCATGACTAGGTGGCATTTGGAATTTCATACAACACTAATGAGCCTCATCAGAATGGTTAGAAACCTAAGAAGCATGGACTGTGAACATTGTGCAGATCTACTCACAGATGTTTACAAGTGCTTATCCAAAGAAACACAAGACATTAGAGATAGGGCTAATGATGGACAGTAAAGATGAGATGTTTATTTCAATACTTAAGAAACTCTATGGGGCTTATGATGCATCGCATTACTTTGCCGAGAGCTGCGAGGTTTGTCATGAAACATTAGTGCCATTTGATACAGGTGTAGATCCTTATACGGACACGCGCACATGGATGACTAAATGCTGTGGTGTTGTACATTCATACGAACAAAAACTAAGCCCACAAATATAAAAACTAGCCAGTAGTTGGAGTGGTTCTTGATCCCTCGTCCGGACTACTGGCTAGTACCCAAATTCTAATAGCAATACCTGACAAATGTCTAGGCAAGACTTAAACTGCTGGCTGCCTTATCAGCTGCTAAACCGCCGTTAGATGGCGTGTCCCGGCATGCCTGATAATCATGCACAATGCAGAAATGCGAGCCTGATTACTAGTAATAAAACCGAACTGCCTTATTACATAACAAATTGGTAACAGGCAAATGGCGCAGTTGGCTTATTCGTAGTGGATAAGTCCCTTTACAAGCGAAACTTATACGGTGACGGGTGTGAATGGCTCGCTAAGAGCCATTCCTGCTCACTTACCGGTTCTAGGTGTGAATCACTCTTAAACTTAATTACATGACATCTAGACAAGATAAATGGGTACAAATCAGACAAGCTGAATTACTCAAGTATGTGAATGGAGTAGAGATGTTAAGTAAAGACCACACCCAATTACAACAGGATTTCAATGATGCCAAACAGATAGCCGGGATGATTGATAGGACATGGAAAGAAAGGCTGGATCAACTTATGGACGTGATTATTGATACACATCCATCAGTCAATGTGCAGTACCGTAACGGAATGATGGCCGCTTACAACATCATGCAAGGTCTAGAGGACTGACATGCTTGACGTTAATTCCCCAAAGGGTCAAGAATCATTGGAACATGAGCTGCGAGCCGTCCAGTTATGGAATCACCATTACACCGAATACACCTACGTACACACACCAAAGAATGGGCCAGCCTTAGTTGATGCAGTCATTTGTGACAACGATTGCAACGTAGTTGGAGTAGTTGAACAGAAGTCTCGGAACATGAGCCTTGAGCAGCTGGAAAAGTGGGACAATGAATGGCTGATAACTTACGACAAGATTGAAGCCGGCCGATACGTAGCCAACTCATTGGGTGTTCCATTTATAGGCTTTCTATACTTAATCCCAGATGATTTACTAATCACCAAGCAACTATCCAACGCTAAGGGCGAATGGACATGTGACTTTAGAACAGCACAAACTGAAACACAGGAAACAATCAATGGTGGCAAAATAGTCAGAGAGAATGCCTACATTGATCTAAACGGGGCTAAACACATAAGGCAAAACTAATGACAATACTTGCAGGGCTAACACATGGGGGCAAAGTTTACTTAGGTGCTGACAGGGCTATGTCAGACAGTAATTTTATTAGTCCATTAGCAAGGCCTAAGATTCGCAAGGTAGGGCCTTATCTGATTGGATACAGCGGTTCATTGGGTACAGGGCAACTTACAACCTTTGCTACATACCCAGACATAAACACTCATAACTTAGAGCAGTGGATGCGGATGTCATTCTGTGGGGCATTACAACGAGCAGCTGATGAATACAAAATAGACATAAACAATGAGGACAATGGGGCAGACATACTTGTAGGCATACAGGGCAGATTGTTTGAGATCAGCACTGTTGATTGGTCAGTAGGTGAGTACAACATAATTGCTACTGGTTCAGGCTTTCCATTTGCTATGGGATCATTACATACAACACGCTTTACAGATGATCCACAATGGCGCATTAGAGAAGCTGTAGGTGCGGCTATCAAGTACAGCCCATCATGTGTAGGCCCTATAGATGTATTGGTCGCATGAGTAAGGCACATGCCAGAGGCACAGACACACAATGGCGTAACCTACGCAAGGCATGCTTTCAGGTATGGGGTAAGACATGCATGTACTGCGGTGACCGGGCTACCGAGGTAGACCACATCATTGAAGTAGCCCGAGGTGGCACTAACACCATTGATAACCTGCAACCTTTATGCAAGCCCTGTCACATGGCCAAGACTGTTGCGTTTAACACAGTGCGC